TGTGTGGGGGGCGCATTTTTAATCCTTTAAATACTCGGCCGCCCGATTTATTGAAATCAGAAATGTGATTGCACATTAATGTCCAGTCTTGCGCTTTTGCTGCACGATAAATCGTTGTAGGCAATGTCATGCCGTGTTTTTTACTGTAATAGCGCTTGATATTGCCACAGCCTAAATTAAAGGCTAAAGACACCATGGCATCATATTGCCCTTGATTCATTTCTCTGCCGTTAAAATCGGCGTTGATACAATTTTCTGCCTCTTTAATGTTGCGACGTAAATCGGCGGCCACTTCGTCAATGGTCAAAACTTTACTTTTATCTACGTTGTGGGTATTGCCTACGCCATTAGTCCATACATCGGCAGGGCATTTATATGGATTGCGCACACAGCCTTCTAGATTCACAATCATGTAAACTGCTTGTGGGCTGACTTTGTTTTGCAATTCTGCTGGCAAATCTTTTTGTTGAGCAAAAAAAGCAGTCGCAACAGCCGCCGCAGAACATAAAATCATTGCACCAAATTTTTTACTCATCACTAATTCCTAATTTTTTCGCCTCAATTTTCGCCGCCAACATTTTGTAGGCTAATTCATCTTTACGTGCTTGCACGTCTTCTTTGTATTTTCGGTAGGCAATCCATACTGATGCCGCACCAAATAAAATACCGAATAATGATGCCCATTCATGCAAGCTATATCCTGAAATAAGCGCAGTGAGTGAGCCAATAAACGGAATTGTGCTATCTATTTTGCTATTCATAAAATCACCTTAAAACATTTAGGAAACTGACCGCACTTGCTTTTTTATAATTGTTGTACGTCAGAACGGACAGCACCTAAATTCGGTTAACCGATAAGATCACGTGTATCTTCGTCGGATAAATAAGGCACACCATTAATGCGCACGAAATCTGGGCTTGTGACAAAATATTTCAATTTTTTTGTGCTTTTCGCACCGCCTTTGGGGTCGATGTTTAACACGTCAGTTAAAATAATTTTGTTACCGTAGGTTTCCACTTTGTCGCGCACACCGCCTCGCATCGCAAAGAAGGTAAAATCTACTTCCGGCAAGCTACGATAACTGCCTGCACTTGCTGCAGCCTGTGATAATTTTTGAAAGTTTTTTGAATCGAGCTCAATTTCACCTTCTGCGGCTACATCACCGCTTACCCAACCATCAGGAATACCACGGGTTAAAGCCACAGCACTATTATCACTAATGGATAGATTCACTGATTCCACGTGGATCGGAAAGCCCATCATGTAGAAATCAAAACTCATTCCGCTGATTCGTTCCATTTATTAATCTCCTAAGGTTTCTAGATCTAAGAAAATGTTTGCCGTAATATCTTTCGGGCAATCGTAAGGGCGCACTTTGATGTAAATCGTCACCTTGGTTTTGCTTTGCCACACAATCGTGATGGCATCATCTTTAGGTGGCATACATTCGCCTGGAAAATCCTTGCCGTTGATGGTTGCGGATTTGCTCATGTCGCGCATCGGTTTGGCAAAATAGCCTTGGTGATACGCGGTACTTGAGGTTGTGGAGTTAAAAGAGCGGTCAGCAATTTTTGCGATAGCCAATAAACGTACTTTACGCGCGACTTTATCCACTACTCGGACGTTTTCGATCACTTGATAATCGCCGCCTTCCACGTCTAATGTGCGACCGTCCGCCCAGTAATAACCGTCATAATCGGGATACCACATCGGCACAGAATAACGTGCAGTTTCAAGTGATTTTAAATGCGCCAGAGTAAGCTCATTGCCATCTTTGTCTAACGGTTTTTCAGCGTTACCCAATGAGACCAAAGCCCCCGTCTGAACTCTTGCGGGACTGTCTGCCACTGTGACGGCACGATTTGCCAATCGCCCTGCCAATACGCCCGCCTCATTGCCGAATAGTAAAGGCACAAGGCAAACGTGATCGGCGACAATGGTTTGTTGCAAAGTGGTAAGTTTCTGCACATATTGATCCCATGTTTCACCGTCAGATTGATCATGATTAATACCTTGTACGGCCTGAATAAAGAAAGTTCGGCGACCAAATTTAGCAAGTAGTTCTGCATAGCATTCTTGCAATTTACCAATACTTGCTTTATCTACGCCTAAATATCTGGTATTGACACAATATTCAAAAGAGGCGGTTTGATTGGCTTTTTTCACACATTCGACAAAGTCATAGCCGTCTTCTTGTGCAATATAAACATGCGCAAACCAGTTTTGCCCCGCATTAAGCATTGCCGCACGCACTTGTTTTTTTAAGTCTGTATCGGTTTCGCCAAATACTTTGTCAAAATCGGAATCAGGCGTTAATGCCAATAACTTTCCTGGATTAACGGTGCCTACGCCGACAAACAAGGCGTGGCGTTCAATTTCCTTAGTTTCGCCACTTAACTGATTAAGAGCGTTAATTTGTACAGATGGGAACATTCTTTATTGTCCTCTTATTGTTGTTTTTGAGTATATTTTTGAATTTCCGCCAAAATAATCTTGGCGTTTTCTTCTTCACGTGTATCCAAGAATGGACGTTTTTCCGTTGGAATTATCCATTGCGTTAAATGTCTACTCGGATTAATACCATTCTTTTCTTCCAGTTTACGTATAATCAAACTGGCTTTCGCACGTGATAAGGTGCTGCGGATTTCGCTTAATGTCGGCTTGCGGCGTTTCGCTTTGCCGTTTTTTGTTTTACCGTTTGCCACGGTATAACCTAAATCTTTTAATTTCTTTGCTTGGCGCAAGGTGCAAGGGTCTGACCCAATGCCACCTTTATTTTTGCCTGGGAACTCCGTTTTTTTAAATAAGTGCGGAATTCCTTCTTGGTGTTCTTGCGCAATTTCGCCCGTTCGTTTTTGCTTATAAAACAATGCGCCTTGCGCTTTTTCGGCTTTACTGTTGGCTAACTTTGCAATTCGGCGTAGCATTTTTGCTGTGCCGTTTTTTCGTTTCTTCCAACTTTCGCCCATCGGGTTACGTTGGTTTGCCGCACTTTTCACTGCTTGGCGTTTAATCATTTGCAAAGAGCGGATTAAAATTTCACGTTTTTTCTTATCGGGTAAACTGATGATTTCAAGATCTTTCAGAAACTTTTTTAAGTCTTCTTTATCAATCCCCATTCGGATGTTCATGTTCAACCCTTACGACAACGTCAATTTCTTCTACTGTGAATATTTCGATGCTGTCCAATCGGTAATTCACACCATCAATTTTTAATTCTCCTTCGCTATCTTCTATTGCCGTGAGTGGCTCACGGAAAGCAATGGTAAAGATTAAATCTGCCGTGTTATCGTCGATAATGTCTAAATCAAATGGGATTTCATTTTCATCCAATACATCGCGCATGGGGTCATTTTCGTTTACCCACACTTGAATATGCGCCATTAGATAAGCGGGGGAAATTTCGTTGAATGGCAAAGCCTCAAAGTGAAATACACCGTTATAGGAAAGGTGGCACACTTCAATGCCGTTTTCGGTCACTTGTCGCCCTTCATTCAATAATTTGCCCTCTTCAATCCAGCTGTAAAAATTCCCGTGGTAGCGTTTCGGCAGCTTGGTAAGCAAAAAATCTGTTAATTGCTGATACAACATCTTTTTTACAGCAGCCATACCGATCCCCGTTTTTTACCTTTTAATGTACGAATAGCGTGGGTTGCCTCTGCCAAGAGGCTTTTTTGCTCGGCCACATATTCGCGATTTTGGTGAATTTCTCGCCCCGAAAGCGTATTAAATTCTGGTAACAACTCCGCTTTTGCTCTGGCGAATACTGCCTTCTTGTAAAGGCTTTCTGCGTAATTTTCGCCGTCAATACGTTGCGCTGAAATTTCTTGCACAGAATTGATTTTGCTTTTGCGGTAGTTTTCTTCCACTTCTGCTAAATCAATGTTAATCCCTTGCATAGCAGCAATTAGTGCCGCCTTCACCATTTCAACGGGGATCTGTAATGGAATTGCCCGTTGTTTTTGAAATTCATCAATAGTGATGTCACACCAGAATCCGCTATTTGTGATCGTAGTGTCATCGTAATCTTGTGTTCTGCCGTTAAACATTGCCTTCCTCGCTGTTTTGGAGTGGGCGGGCAGTGAGTTTTTCAATAACAAGATCAAAATCAATTTGCTGTTTTTCCAAACTCAAACCCGCCACTTGGGGAAGACTGTTCGGGTCGTAATCGCCCGATTTTGCTAACGCGTTTAAACGCATGACACAACGCTCAATCATATTTTTTACACCCGCTTTCTGATTGAGTTGGAAAGCGCGGTTACATAACTGAATAGCCAGTACAAGGGTTTCGGCATCATCAATACCACTGGCTTGTACTTTGCCTTGAGGACTGCGTAAAAGCAGTGCCGCCGCTAATTTTAGCCACTTCGCTGTGACAATTTCGTGCAACTTCCACTGGGTCGCCACGTTTTTAAAAGTTTGTGAAAAATATGGCTCCACGGATTGACCAGCTGCGGCGGTTTTATCTGTCCAGTTGTAAATTTGGTCTGCGACAAAGTTTGGCAATGTGGTTTGCCACCCTTGCGGCATAGATTGATTTTGCTCAATTGCTTTTTCAGCCAATGACAAGGCTCGGTCAAAATCAGCAATGTCAAACAAATACACAATGCAATAAACCAAGTAATCATTCTGATAAATTGCCCCTTTATCTAAATATTCATTCACAAAGGGCAACCACTTCGGCAAAAAGCGGTTGCGCTTGTAATCTAATTTTTCGGCACGTGTTGGGAATGCGCGCACCGCATTAACATCGTTTTGTAACGCAATTTCAAGCACTGCATAATCATTACCGTGAGTCGCAACCGCACTTTTTTGTGTGTTGCTCTCTGATACTTGATTAATGTCTGCTAGTGCCTGCATTTGACGTTGAAAATCTCGCATTCCCATTTTTGGTTAGTTCCTATTCTTCACCGTTTAATTTCACTTTGGTATGGTCGATAGCAGTCATTAAACCTAAATCTTCCACAACATAGCCTTCTTGTCGGTAGTAAGATGTCACCACACCTTTTTTATCTTCATCATTGCGCAAAGAGCGACGTACACTTTCAGCTTCAGTGTACACACTTAAGTTTTTAAGTGTTGTCACAGCTGCAGCGCGTGCCGGGAAGTTCGGTGGGGTAATGGCATTCATGCCACCGAATGAACCCATTAAGTTATGTGAACCTAATGCGGCTTTTTCGGTAGGGGTTAAACCATGTTTTTTCTGAATGAGTTTCGTTTCTTTGCTGACTAAATCAGCACCAACAAGGAAGACTAAATCATTTCGGTTTTGATGACGGAAATCTAAGCCTTGTTTTAAGTCAAAGGCTAAATCATCAAGATTCGCATAATCCGCGTTATCGCCAAAAATGGTAATTTTGCCTGATGATTTTGTAGATTCGGTCATGAAGTTGGCCGCACGTTGTTCTTGTAAAAGTTTCAGCCAGCCTTTATTCACATCAGACAAATCTGTTTCAGTTGTATTATCTGCTACGCTTTGACCGTTCCAGCCAATTTGCAAGATATCTAATGCAACTTGGTTTTGGAAATACTCACTATAAAGCTCAACAAGGCGATCTTTAAAAATAGCGAACGAATCAAATAATGCCCATGGCACAATAACGCCACTATCCGTTTCCGCTAATTCAAAACCATTTTGAGTATGATTAAGATTAGCTAAATTACGGCCAGTTTGTTTACGACCAGTAACGCCTTTTTCTGTTGCACCAAATAATTTTTGACCCTTCGTGTGAGCTACTTGAATCATATTAATTTGTTTCAAGAAATCGGAACGCTGTTGAATATTTTCGCCTAACAGTGCTGCTTCAGGTGCTTTAAGTGCAAAACTTTCGCCACGCAGAATTGAATCAATAGGTTGATTAAAATGTTTCGATAATGCGGCTGCAAGTGCATAAAACGCTGTTTTATTCATTATTTAGAATCCTTTTGATAAGTTAATGTTATAGCCGTTTACGCTGTATACATTTTCGTTTTCAACGGTTGGCACGCCAGTTGGCACAATGGTTTGTTCTTGGCTTAATTCGTTGAATTTTTTATCCAACGCCTGAACCGTTGTTAAAAGTTGATTGAACTGTTCCGCTGTTACGCCTTGCGGTTGTTCATCTTTCTTTTCTGTTGGTTGTGGCTCTGGCTTGGTTTCCACTTTAGCTGAAAAATGGCTGTCAATTTTGGTGCCTAAACCATTCATCGCATCAATTAATTGCTTGAACTGTTTATCATTCATTGCATCGTCCTCTTTATTATTGTTGTTATTGGGAGTTGGTTGTTCTTCCGGTTGTTCGGAAGATGAAAAGAATTGTTTGATCGCGTTGAAAAAACTACGTGTCATTTTTTCTTCTTCATTTTCTTTTGCAGAAAAATTCACTTTGACGAACTCGCCAAAAATCATGTCTTTTTGCTCTGCGCTAAAGAATTTCAATTCCGTTGTACCGACAGATGCCGGGGAATCGGTGACACCTAAACCCGATAAATAAGCCTTGCCGCTGTTGCGGAAATTCGGGGTAATTTCAATGCTGGTGAATAAATACTGACCCGCTCTGTTGTATTCGATTAATTCTTGGTTTGGCGCGATGATGGCAAAAAGTTGTGTTTCGCCTTTTTCATTTTCTTCTGCTTTCAGTTCGATCACTTGCCCCATATTGAACCAACGGCGATGTTCTGGCCATAAATTCGCGGTGTAGTGTTCTGGATCGTATGTTTCCGCCATTTCGTGCAATTCTTGGGCGGTGATTTGGCGACCGTCCACGGTATAGCCCGATGTGGCGATACAAATAAAATCAGTTTTGAGTTTAGATTTGTTCATTTTAAAAATGCCTATGTTTCGCTTTGTTTGCGTAAGTGCCGCCATTTTTGCCGATCTTTTTTGCAAAATCACGGGGCGAAATTCGGATATATTCGGATATAGATCAATAACTGCGCGTATCCGAACACATCCAATTTTTGACATTAAAATTTTGCTGTTTTTGTTGCCACAATACGCCCAACACAACAACAGCAAGATAAAAGATGACGGAATCTAAGCTAAGAAAAAGAAAAACAAAACGCTACGATGACGAAGTGATTTATGCGGCAAAGTTTTTATATTTAAAAAAATACACGCCGAAAGAGATCGCTGAAGAATTAGGTTTAAATAGCACACGCCCGATTTACTATTGGGCTGAAAAATACAATTGGCGCAATTTAATCAGCGAAAGCGGGATTGAAGAATTGATCGCGCTACGCATTATCACGCTGACAGAACGGGAAAATAAAAGCGATCAGGAAATAAAAGAACTCGAAGCCCTGATCGATAAAGATATTCAGTACAAAAAGCAACGTGCAGCAACGGTAGCTAAAGTGACGGCAAAAAGTGCGGTCAATTCTAATGATGTTTCTAGCGGTGAACGCGCCTTTGCCGACAGCGGTGACGGTGACGAACGTAAGAAGAAAAAGCGGGTGAAGAATGATATTTCCCACGTTACGCCCGAAATGTGCCAGCCGTTTATTGATTCGTTGTTTTATTATCAAAAACACATCCGCGCCAACAAGCACCACGATGTGCGCAATATTCTGAAATCGCGCCAAATTGGGGCAACCTATTATTTTAGTTTTGAGGCTTTGGAAGATGCGATTTTCAGCGGTGACAATCAAATATTCTTATCAGCTAGTAAGCGACAAGCAGAAATCTTTAAAAACTACATTGTGAAGATGGCGCGGGAATATTTCGGCGTTGAGCTGACCGGCAACCCTATTATTTTAAGCAACGGGGCGGAACTGCATTTTTTATCAACCAACAAAAACACGTCACAGGGTAATAGTGGCCATGTGTACGGTGACGAATACGCATGGATTCGTGACTTTCAGCGATTCAATGATGTGGCATCAGCTATGGCAACGCATGCGAAATGGCGTGAAACCTATTTCAGCACGCCGTCTTCTAAATTCCACGAATCCTATTCATTCTGGAGTGGTGACAACTGGCGCGATGGCGATCCAAAACGCAAAAACATTCCATTCCCAACCTTTGCAGAATTGCGCGACGGTGGGCGACTTTGCCCTGATGGTCAGTGGCGTTATGTCGTGACGATTGAAGATGCGCTAAAAGGCGGTGCAGATACGTTATTTAATATTGAGAAACTGAAACAGCGCTATAGCAAATACGCGTTCAATCAGCTTTATATGTGCGTTTGGATTGATGATGCGGATTCTATTTTCACCGTTCATCAACTTTTAAAATGTGGCGTAGATATTACGAAATGGAAAGACTTTAACCCAAAAGCGGATCGCCCTTTTGGTGATCGTGAAGTTTGGGGCGGATTCGACCCCGCACACAGTGGCGATGGGGCTAGCTTTGTGATTATTGCTCCGCCTGCGTTACCCGGTGAAAAATATCGCTTGCTCGAACGGCATCAATGGCATGGGCTATCTTATGTGTATCAAGCGAACCAAATTCGTGCACTTTATGAAAAATACAATATGACCTACATCGGCATTGATGCAACAGGCGTGGGTTATGGGGTTTATGAACTGGTGAAAGAGTTTGCACGCCGTGCGGCCACGGCGATTATTTACAACCCAGAAAGCAAAACAGGTATGGTGCTGAAAGTGCATGATTTAGTTGAGCATGGGCAAATTGAGTGGAGCGAAAAAGAACTTGATATTGTGCCTAGCTTTTTAATGATTAAGCACCAATCAACCAAATCGGGCAATACGATGACGTTCACGGCTGAACGCACTGTAAAAACACAGCACGCCGATGTGTTTTTCGCCATTTGTAATGCCATCAACAAAAAATCTTTAAATGATAAACCGCGCAAACGTCGCGGATGGAGTGTATTAAGTGGAAACTAATGTAAAAAAAGACAGTAAAAAAGGCATTGTGATTGCGCCTATTAATGACCGCACTTTTTCGTTAAGTGAGATAACCGCCTCACCCGCGTTAGATTATGTAGGTATTGGCTTTGACGAAAATTACAACTGCTATTTTCCCCCAGTGAATCGTCACGCACTGGCAAAACTACCACACCAAAACGCACAACATGGCGGAATTCTGCATAGTCGAGCCAACATGGTAAGCGCACTCTACGAAGGCGGAAAAGCGTTATCTCGTATGGATATGCGCGCACTTTGCCTAAACTTAATTCAATTTGGAGATGTGGGGCTTTTAAAAGTTCGTAATGGTTTTGGTCAAGTTGTGCGTTTAGTGCCTCTTTCCAGCCTTTATTTACGTGTACGCAAGGACGGCGGCTATTCGTATTTGATGAAAAAATCGCTTTATGATACCGCACAAGAAATCTATCGCTATGATGCGAAAGATATTATATTCATTAAACTTTATGATCCCATGCAGCAAGTTTACGGATCGCCTGATTATGTGGGTGGAATTCAGTCCGCTTTGCTCAATTCAGATGCCACGGTATTCCGTCGCCGTTATTTCAGCAATGGGGCACACATGGGTTTTATTTTATACTCTACGGATCCAGACTTAACGGAAGAAATGGAAGAAGAGATCGCAAGAAAGATCAGCGAATCTAAAGGCGTAGGAAATTTCCGCTCTATGTTTGTGAATATTGCGGGCGGTCATCCTGACGGGTTAAAAGTGATTCCGATTGGAGATACCGGCACCAAAGATGAATTTGCCAACATTAAAAATATTTCGGCTCAAGATGTTTTAACCGCACACAGATTCCCTGCAGGTTTAAGCGGCATCATCCCAACAAATACGGCAGGATTAGGTGACCCCTTAAAATATCGTGAAGTCTATCACTATGATGAAGTCATGCCACTGCAGGAGATAATAGCTGAAACTATCAACAGTGATCCCGAAATAAAAACTTTGTTAAAAATCAAGTTCCGTGAGCAAAATTTTAGCAAATAAATTTACGTTCGAAGACTATACAAAATGACAGTGTTATATATAATAATGATCACATATTAATTTTGTGGCTTTTGGGGAAAATGGCAAGAACAACAGATATTTATTGCACTGTTTGCAATGCAAAATCAGTAATTGAAAGATCTGAACGCATACACAGTGAATTCACACGTTATTATTGTGCTTGCAAAAATCCCCAGTGCGGTCATCGCTTTGTCATGAATATGGAATTCGGACACACCACACGAAGTAGTAAATTAACAAAAGATAAATTACTTGAACTAGTTTTAGGAAAACTGTCAGATGACGAAAAAGCCAAATTAAGAAAGATATTAGATGATGAAAAAAGCCGCTAGAAATAGCGGCTTTTTTTATTTTGTGTTTAATCCCTGTTCTTTCATCGTATGCAATGACACATAAGACGATTTCAAACTGCCGTAAGGTGCTTTTGGCTCAAATAGCACCAGCATTTGCGGTTTGTTGTTTTGGTCTGTTTCCTCGCCTGTTTCGTTGTTGATGAAAGGTATACGCGAATTGGTGATATAGACGATTTCTTTTGCATTACGCACACACATATCAAACCATTTTGTCGAACCATCTACATTAAGCAACATTACCACCGTTTTGTTATGTAACACGCTTTGTTGGATTGCGCGCAACACAAAGGGCAACGGGTTACTATAAGGCGGATTCATCCAGCAATAACGCCCTTGCCAATCTGCTGTTAGCGTGTCTTGTTCTGGGCTGATAAATTTTTTCACTTTGGTGTTGTGCTGCATGGCACACGCATCTAAATCAAATTTGATGCTGAAATATTTTTCCGCATAATGAAAAACCCACCAAGGTGTAGCCCATAAGTCTTTATCTGATTTTTTGGTATTGGATTTAGTCATCATTTTCGCCTTATAAGTCTGATTCTTTAACAAATACGCCATTAATCATGCGTCCTTTGCGGTCTTTGATTTCATCCCACGCTGTTTGTACACAGCTTTCTAATGTTAATCCATATTCATTCGAAATATTGATAAGACAATATAATGTATAAGCAAAATCATATTCAAAATGGCGGTTTGCTTTTCCTGTATAATTTATTTTTTCTGAAATACTTGCAAATTTTGCTACACACTTTTCAATCCAAATATCAATCCCGGATATATCCAATACCAAGTATGGCAAAGGCATAAAATCAAAGTTGCTATTAGTTTGCTTATTTAAAATAACCATCACCACAAAGCAATCCCCGATGCTATCTTTCACTACATCAATTTTATTTTTTGATACTCCACTGCATAGCTCCCCGAATTCTTCAATAAGTTTGATAAATTGTTTCTGCGGTGTTGAACCCTCAATTAAATTGCGATCTTCCGCCCATTGTTCGATGTTTTTAATAAGTTGTTGTAAATCTGCCATTTTTCTTTCCTTTCAATCTCTACGTTTAATAACATTAGGTACTTCCACAATTAGGATTCGCTCAGGTGAAATTTTTAAATATTTTCTGTAATAGTTCGCGATTTCTTCCGCCTCGCTATACGTCACGGTTTCTCGGCTTGCGCGCCCAATTTTCCATTCTCTAGCAAATTCACATTCAAGCACTACATATCGCTTACCATCAATTAATTGTATTTCTTCCATAAATCTCCTTAGGCTAAAGAATACACAACACCCACATAAACATCCCAATAATCCCGCCAACCGCTCCACTGGCAAGCCCTAACAAAACGTGGCTTATACGTTCGCGTTTTATATCGTCTTCTAATTGTTTAATCGCGCGGACAAAATAGCGGTTAATGGATTCGCTTGATTCATTTTTAATCTTTAAACTGCGGTTAGTTTGTTGTAAGTGGATTGATAGCGCCCATACATCGGCTTTTAATTTTTCTACTTCAATTTGACCGCACTTTTCCGCACGTTTTGCCGCCATAATTTTGCGGATTTGTTTCTGTTTTCTTTTGTTCATTGTGTTTTCTCCTATTGAATACGTTGGCTTTTATGAAAATCTTTGAGCTTTTGAAGGTTTCTCGGCACAGGGGAAAGCGACGTCATCATGTTTTGATTCCGTTTCACTAACTGCACATCGTTTTCGGTGAGTGTTAAGGCTGTATATTTATCTATGGTTAGCCGTTTGTACTTGAATAAATAGTCTAATTTTTGTGCGCTAAGTGGTGCGCAGATCGATTGTGTCAGTAATTTGATCTTTTGCTCAATAATTGAGCGGTTACAGTTACTGACACAAGTCCAAGGCGCACTGCGTGCGCTATTGTTAGCGGTTGAGCTACGCTCAACCATAGATTCTGTGCGTTGTGCAAAATCTTGTGGGCGTTTTTTAATTTGCCATTTTTTGGTGCGTGAGATGACTTGTTTAAGACTAAATCGGTTAGCCAGCCCAATAATGGCTTTACGCTGTTCACCATATTTATTCGCTGGCTTGGTTTCATAATCTAGCTTGATTGGTTGATCAGTACGTTTAGCCAGTGCCCCGCCTTGAATATCCATGTAGGCGGCATAATCATTTGCTATACCTGCTGCTGCTTGAGCTTTATCGATAATTTCATCATCTGCTTGACCACTGATTAATCGGCGCAATTCGCGCCAAACAGAAATTGATGCGCCACCGTAGAATTGGAACTGACGAATACCCCAACGGCTCGCCCATGCACGAACGCGCAATGCGTTATCGTGTAGGCTTAGTGTTGTGTCTTCGTCTGACACTTCGCCTGCAAGGGCGAAACCATCAATATTTTTCGCAATATATTTGGCAATGTAAGCCGTTGCGCTGCCTTTTGTTTTATCGCATTCTTCCACCTTGCAACGGTGTTCTGCTGCACCTTTTTCATTACCGTCTAACTCTAGGGCTTTTTGTTTAAATAATCGGATGACTTCTTCTTTGTGTTCTGCCGGCACGTAAGCTAACGCATGCCAGTGTGGCGTACCGTCTTTGTGCGGCTCTGCCACTCGCATACCATAAAATTTAATATCACGTTTTGCTAACAAAGCACGGAATTGTTGCCACACTTTGTTTAGATAGTTTTGCGTATCTCGTGGATTAACTCCCGACCATTTTTTGTTGCTGTTTCCTGCGTGGAATGATGATGGCGCAGTGAGGGTTAAAAATAAGGCTTCATTGTTATTTTCTTCTGCCCATTCTTCCAAGCCACGCAAGCGCACCATCATTTCATTACGACGTAATGCGGGGTTAGATGATGATTTCAAGAACATATCGAAAAGTTCGACCTGTTCTTCGGGATTGTCGATGTTTTCAATTATCATGGCGCGCAAGTAATCGTGATTCTTGCGTTGTTGCAGTTGCCATTCTTGGAAACTTTGATTGGAGATATAACTGGCGGCGTTGGCACGCACTTCACCGCAGGCAATGGCGATATGTTCGACCATACGTTTTTGTATGTCTCTCATTTGCTTAAACCACCATTTTTCGCAGGTTAAGCGAATTAAGGTGCTGTCGATATATTCGTCTTTGATGTATTTGTGGTTTTCGATTTTTTCCCAGTGAGGGATTTTGAAACCCGCAGAAAGGGCGATTTCACCACACCATTTATAAAGCTGATAGAAATAGCCTTGAATATCGCTCTCATTGTCGCTTTCGATGCCATTTTTTAAAAAGTGTGTGCAATCAAATTGGAATTGAGTAAATGCCGTAGAAATTTGATACGCCATCTTTTTCAATTTGCTTTCGGTAATTAAATAGAAAGGTAATTGTTTTTGCTTTTGTTGGATGCCGAACACTTGAAAACGGAATCCGCTGTAATGCAATTCGTTATAGTGTTTTGCTAATTCTTCACGTGTTGGCACCGTAGAGAACTGCACGGCTTGTTGCATTTCATTTTTAACAGATAGCAACCATTGCGGTGTATTGATGAATGCTTGTAAAAAATCTACGTTCACGTTGTATTGTGAAAAGACTTTTTGTAAACGCACATCTAACACATCGCGCAAATAATCATTGGCGTATCGGCGTTGTTTATTTCCGAGGGCAAATGCAATCGACCCATCGTCTTTTACAGAACGATAGGCCTTAATGTAAAGTTTGCGGAAATATTCGCGCTGACGTTGACGAGGCAAGCTTTCAAGTGTCTTTTCGATAAACTCAAAATCAGCGGAGTTAATCGCAAACAGCTCCAACTGTAATGGCGTGTAACAGCTTTCCTCAAACGGCAGAAAAGTGCGGTCAAATTTTTGACCGTTTTCTGCTGCTTGATGGCGCTCACATGCAACCACTGCCATGTGTGCATGTTTGGCAATGATCGTATTATCGCGTTGCTGTTCCCACATTTTGGTATTCGCTCTTTATTTTTATGAATTAATTTCATTCTAAATTTATTTAGATGAATTTGATTAATGAAACTAGATAAAAAAAGTGTTTATGCCTGCGCATAAGTGGCTTGAATTTCGGTGATGCGTTTTACTTCTGCGTAGATTTCTTCTAATTTTTTGGCGACGTCAGATAGCGCATTTATATCATCCCCCATCAATTCACAAAGAATGAGCGTATCAACCACCTTGAATAAGTCTTTACAAACTTTCCCGCCAACTCGTTCATAAGTGCCATTTTCTTGTAGTTCAATTTTGTAAATAATGTACTTCTCTGTTTCGCTTAACTTAATGCTGTAGCGATTTGATAATTCGATAAAATGTTCTTGCATAATAAAATCTCCTTAATGAGCCAGCTCTTCGGCTTTCTTGGTTAAATACCCTACGTTATCTAATGCAATTACCATCTTGTGATAGATGGCACTTGCGGCAACTTCGTTTTGTTGTCTTTTAAACAACTCCCATTTTGTGCGATAAATCCAATATTTGTTTCGCCACTTTTTAGCCGCTTTCAAGCAGTTTGCAGTACTTGGTTTGTTTTCCATTATTGCCCCCTTGTGTGTGGGTCGATATCATAAAAATCAGCAAGGCGAATAGATTGCGGGAAACTTCGGCGTAACTCAGTCAAATCCCTTAATCCTCTCGCTAATTTACTAATACCTTTATCGTTATAATGACAAAGTTTATCGCCGCTCAAATCAGGGCGGATGTAATCTTCTGATGGCTCAATATCAGCGACTGCCTTAAGCATTTCTCGTCTTTGAACAGTTAAATAGTTAAAAGCTCGCTCGACAGGATATTGGCTTAATTCCATTTGATGCATCACATCTTCGCTATTTTTAGCTTGCAGCAATGGCACACCTTGTTCTTTATGCCATTGTTCGATTGCACTGATTTTATCTGTCACATACATTGCCAAGCCCTCACTTTTTTATTTGCTTTTTTTGTTGTATGCTTGCCCTAAAATAAATAAACGGTTACTTAATTTAAGGATTTCACATGGCGAACGATCTGATTGAAAAAACAATTGAAGATATGCAAGCACATATTTATCAGCAGCATTTACAACTGGCACTTCAAGAACGCGTGATGGGTTGCTTGTTGCGTGGACTTTCTCGCCACCCTGATTTACTTGATGATGTGGAGAACGAGCTTCACATGCTGATTGATTCAACGTCTCAAATATCGCCCGAATTGCTTGATGTGCTTGTGCCTTTTGTTGAGCGTTTGGCGAAACGGAACTAGATTGTTTAATTACAGCCGAAATTTCTTTGGTTTGTTCAATGGTGATTTCGCCTTTTTCGACTTTTTCTTGAACAAAGAATTTTAATGTTGATGTTTTAGTCATTGTCTTCCCCTTCTAACTAAAATCTTTTGGAAACTGACCGCACTTTTTTTGTGCGGTTTTTTATGCTTGCATTGCAGCTTCTTTAGCGAGCGCCACCATGTTGATTAATACGGTGCCTTTCTTCCCCTCTTTTTCTAAAATTGGCAGTTTGCCCGCCGCTCTTAAATTTTTCACTGTGCTGTGTGAAACCCCAGTAATTTCAGCGAATTTCTTCATGGTTACGTAAGGTGCAACCACCTGTATATTTATACAAATTGCATTTTGACTGGTCATTGCTTAAACTCCTTCTTGGTTAAATAAGGTTAAATATGATTTATGTCTCATTTGCGTAATTATAATATTATGGCTCATTTGCGTATGTCAATATGAATTTATGTCTCAAATTATGAATAAAATAGAATTTATTGGCGGGAAGGATGTTATAGACCGCATTCAAAAAGCATATGGATTTGCAAAAAGAAAAGACTTAGGTGAATACCTTGGAATCTCTGCAAGTACCTTTAGCACTTGGGTTTCTCGTGATTTTTTCCCTGCTGAATTGGTGATTCGTTGCGTCTCTGAAACAGGGGCTAGGTTGAACTATGTCGCCTTTGGAGAAGAGCCGATTTTTGATAAATCAGATGACTTGAAATATTTTAATGCGATTCGCCTAGAAAATGGAAAATCTTTCATAATAGAAAATAAACCCTTTCTTTTGCCATATTTACCGAATTTAGACTGCCGTGAAAGTTATGACAAAGTGTTTTGTATTAATGAAGACAATCACACCTATTTTGCGACTAGCGATTACGGCAATTTAGTGGATGGTGAATACTTCGTCATCGTTGAAAACTCTCATCTTATCCGTTATATCACCGTGTTACCTGCAGGGAAAATCCGTGTAGACGGCGGCAAATTCAGTTTTGAATGTGAATTGAGTGATATTGATGTGGTGGGGAAAGTGATTTTGAAGATGGAGAAAATGTGATGAAAAGATTGATTGGATTGACCTTTCTATTATTTTCCTCGCCTATCCTTGCCGGCACGATTGAATCTGGTGATTATCAGCCATTTGGTGTTATTGCTGATGATTATTCAATGAATGATAAGCCCGCGTTTAGTTTTTCTTTTGGTAAATCTAAAAATCAGTTTTTCTCATTCACGGCGCAATGTTCCATTTTTGACAAAAAGAGTAGTAAAACATCAACAAAGAGTAAGAGCATTTATGATATTTCGCTTGAATATCATAATGGCGTAACTAAACAATATATGATCAGCGAATCAAAATTTGATACTTACGTGAATTTAGACGTGTTTATCAAAGATAAAACATTCACGTTTGTTATTGATGGCCAACTCTATGACACATCATCAAATAGCCTTTACACAGTGCGCCCGCAAAGTGTTGTACTTAATGCAAAAGAAATGCGTGAAATTCGCGACGGGTGTATAAAACGGTAAACAACTTGTGAGAGTTTTTAATCATGATTTCTGTTCTTTTCGCCTTTCTCATTGTTTTGTCTTTTTCTATCGGCGGTTTGATTGGTTTTCTTGCCGGAAACGGTGTACTTTTGGTTAAGTTTGATTTAGCAACATGGGTTGGAGCGTTATCAACTCTACTGGGTGCCATAGCAACAGTTGGTGCACTATATGTTGCGAAGCGCGGAATGAATACGTGGAAAGAACAACAAGCCCTAAATATTGAAGAAAAACTATTAGTAAATATAAATCAGTTGCATGTCAATACCTATATTTTTATATCAATGTTGAATAATAAAGAAGCTAAATTAGATCAAACTGATTTATTTTTATTTAATGATTTATTAATGTCAGTAATGAAAATAAAAACATTTTGTAGAATCTATCAAGCTGTAGTTGCTGATGTTAGTGATAAGATATTAGAAAAATTAAACAATCTTCAAGAGTTATTGATAAAAATTAGAAATAATTTAATTAAAGATAAGTCTGCAAACACAGTAACCTCAATAAAAAATGACATCAAATATTGTAGGGAAATCATACAAGATATTGAAGAATTAGTAATTCAGATAACTAACAAAAATAACTTTTAGATAATTAATTTTAACAATGGCTGTTCGTAAAGACACTAAAAACGGAAAATGGCTTGCGGAAGTTTATGTAAACGGCAAGCGGTCGCGTAAGTGGTTTTTAACTAAAGGCGATGCGCTACGTTTTTACAATCAAGCCAAAGAACAAACGACAACTGCGGTTGATTCTGTACAAGTTTTAGAATCAAACGATTTGCCCGCGCTAAGTTTTTACGTGCAAGAATGGTTTGACGTGCATGGCAAAACGCTGTCTGATGGTGAGGCACGTTTAGCCAAATTGAAAAACTTATGCGCAAACTTGGGCGACCCGCCCGCGAATGAGTTTAATGCAGAAATCTTTGCCGACTACCGCAAACGCCGCCTTGATGGTGACTTTTCTTTAAATAAGAATAAGCCCCCGAAAGAAGCCACGGTAAACCGTGAACACGCTTACTTGCGGGCAGTTTTTAACGAATTGAAATCATTACGGAAGTGGACTGCTCAAAATCCCCTTGATGGCGTTCGTTTATTTAAAGAGCGCGACACCGAACTTGCTTTTCTGTATGAGCGTGATATTTACCGCCTATTGCTTGAATGTGATAACTCACGCAACCCAGACTTGGGCTTAATTGTTCGAATTTGCTTGGCAACCGGTGCACGTTGGAGTGAGGCGGAAACGCTAACCCAATCACAAGTAATGCCATACAAAATCACGTTCGTAAATACGAAATCAAAGAAAAATCGAACTGTACCTATCAGCAAAGAATTATTCGACATGCTGCCGAAAAAGCGTGGCAGATTATTCAATGATGCTTATGAATCCTTTGAAAATGCCGTTACTCGTGCAGAAATTGAATTACCGAAAGGACAACTTACCCACGTGCTACGCCACACTTTCGCCAGTCATTTTATGATGAACGGCGGGAATATTTTAGTGTTGAAAGAAATTCTAGGACACTCAACCATTGAAATGACTATGCGTTATGCACACTTCGCCCCATCGCATTTAGAAAGTGCGGTTAAATTCAATCCTCTTTTCAATCCCGCGCAATAAAGGGATTCATTTTTAAAGAATCCCTTGTACTTTTCCTATTTTTTAGTGGCGATTAACTGGCGACATCATTTTATATTTACCTTTATATACTCTTATTTACTCTTACAACGCTTTGAAATTAAAGTAAATTATTGTTTTTAAAAGGCTTGTTATGGGATTTAAAATCCCTCGCCTTTCGAGGCGTGGCCGGCCTACCTATGCGCGGGGCGCGCCCTCTCT